CTTCTACTTTGTTAACGCAAGTCCGTAATACTACGGGCGCAACATTAACTAAGGGTACGGTTGTTTATATTTCCGGCGCTACGGGGCAAATTTCAACCGTATCAAAAGCCATTGCAACGGGCGATTCAACATCCGCGCAAACCTTGGGCATGATTACGGCTAACTTGGCAAACAATACAAACGGATATGTAACCGTTTTTGGTTTGCTACAAAACATGGATACATCCGCCTATACCGATGGCGCGCAATTGTATCTAAGCGGTACGGTTGCGGGCGGCGTAACAACTACAAAGCCATCCGCGCCTACGCATTTGGTTTATGTTGGTATTGTTGAATACGCGCATCCAACGCAAGGCAAGATTCTTGTTAAAGTTCAAAACGGATATGAACTTGATGAAATCCATGATGTATCAATTGTTAGCCCCGTAACAGGGCAAACGCTTGTTTACAATTCAACTACCGATTTATGGGTTAACAATACCGTATCTTTAACCGCGGGCGTTAACGGTACATTGCCCGTTGCTAACGGCGGTACGGGCGTTACAACATCTACGGGTAGCGGTTCTGTAGTTTTATCTACAAGCCCAACATTGGTTACGCCTTTGCTTGGTACGCCTACATCCGCTACTTTAACTAACGCAACCGGCTTGCCTTTAACAACCGGCGTAACGGGTACTTTGCCTATCGCTAATGGCGGTACGGGGCAAACTACCGCGGCGGCGGCAATTACCGCTTTATCGGGTACGCAAACATCCGGTTATTACTTGCGTTCAAACGGAACAAATACATTGCTTGCGGCAATTCAAGCCGCGGATGTACCTACGCTTAACCAGAATACTACCGGTACGGCGGCAAATGTTACGGGTACGGTTGCTATTGCAAACGGCGGAACGGGGCAAACAACGGCTAATGCGGCGTTCAATGCTTTAGCGCCTAGCCAAGCCGGTAATAGCGGTAAGTATTTAACAACCGATGGTACAAATAGTTCATGGGCAACAAACCCATTGGGTACGGTTACTAGCGTTGGCGGTACGGGAACGGTAAGCGGTATTTCTTTATCGGGTACTGTTACTACATCCGGCAATTTAACTTTAGGCGGTACGCTTAACTTATCTAGCCCGCCGGCTATTGGTAATACAACGCCAAGTACGGGTAACTTTACAACGCTAACTGAAAACAATATTGCGGTAGTTACGCAATCCGATATTGGTAGCGCGCCTAATGAAATCCCATTGAATCAATACTTAGGTTCATTGGCTTACCAAAATGGCGATGCGTACTACAACACGGGTATGACGGTTGGATTTCGTAACCGAATCATTAATGGGCAAATGCAAATTGACCAACGCAATGCGGGTGCAAGTGTAACCATTACCAATACGGGGGCATATACATATACTTTGGATAGATTTTTTGGCTATGGAACAATTGCTTCAAAATTTAGTGTTCAACAAAATGCGGGTTCTGTAGGCGCGCCTACGGGAGTTACAAATTATCTTGGCGTTACATCTTTAAGTGCTTATACGCCATTTTCGGGCGAACAATTTATTGTTGGGCAAGCAATAGAAGGTCTAAATTTTGCTGATATGGCTTGGGGTACTTCTGCGGCTAAAACAGTTACTTTATCTTTTTGGGTTCGTTCAAGTTTAACGGGTACTTTTGGCGGTGCTATTAGTAACTCAGGGCAATCTAGAAGTTACCCATTCAGTTATTCAATTCCCGTAGCAAATACTTGGACACAAATTTCGGTAAATGTAGCGGGCGATGTAACAGGAACTTGGTTAACAACAAATGGAATTGGTGCTTATGTTTTCTTTGGTTTAGGCGTAGGCTCGGGTTCTAGCGGTACAACAGGCGTTTGGGCTTCGGGGCAATTGGTTTCAGCAACGGGCGCAACAAGCGTTGTTAGCACTAATGCCGCAACTTGGTATGTAACGGGCGTTCAACTAGAAAAAGGCAACATAGCAACATCGTTTGATGTACGCCCTTATGGGACTGAGTTGGCTTTGTGTCAGCGGTACTACCAACAAATTATTAAAGGCACAAACCAAACACTTGGAACGGCTTCGTATTTCTCCGCAACAAGAGCAGATGGAATAGTTTTTTTACCTGTTTCAATGCGAACTACACCAGCTTTTTCTGTTGTAACTGGTACGAATTATTATAGGATTTACATAGGCGGCATTTCGCACTTTTGTTCAACTGTTAGTTTTAACGGAACAAATCGTTTTAATAGCACGCTTCTTTACTATAACAACACCGATTTTTCGTCTATGACAAATGGTTCGGGGTGGTGGGAGTCGGTAGACGCAAATGCGGCAATCGGTTTAACTGCGGAGTTATAAATGTACAAACTAATTAAAAACCCAAACAACGGGGAAACTTGTTTTGTGTGTCGTATTGAAGGCAATATACACACATACATTCCGTTTGTTCAAGACAACACCGATTACCAAGCCTATTTAGAATGGCTTGCTAAAGGCAATACACCCGAACCCGCAGATGGAGAACAAGCATGAGCATCCAATCAAACTTTCCCGCTATTGCGCCAAGCCTACTATTGGATTTTGCTAACACAAAGCAATTAGATAACCGCATTACTTTTACCCGTTCAACCCCCGCGGTTTACTACGATGGTAAAACTACTGCAATGGCGGAACAGAATGCGCTTTTGTATTCGCAAGATTTTTCTGTTGGTAGTAGTTGGTCAACAGATGCCTTGGCTTTATCTGCAAATTCAATTGCCGCCCCCGATGGCACAACTACTGCAAGCACAATTAGCAACAACGCTTCAAATTCCGCGCATAGAATTTATCAATCAATTCTTGGGTTTAATCAAATAAGCACATACAGTTTTTCTATGTATGCTAAATATAAAGATCATCAATATATATCGTTTGGATTAACTGACCAATCTTTTTATAGATCGCAAGTTGTTGTAGATTTATTAAATGGAACTATTACACAAAACTTTAGCGATATTGCTAGTGATATTGTTACAAGTGCAATTACTTCTGTTGGTAATGGATGGTACAGAATAACCGGTACTTTAACACCAAGAACCGCCATAACAACTAATTTGTATTTTCTTGCAACACTTCAACAAGGTAGCACTTTTACGCCAACTGGTTATGTTGGTACTGGTACGGGTTTTTATCTTTGGGGTACGCAAGCCGAACAACGAAATGCATCAACCGCATATACCGCAACAACAACGCGTGCCATCACAAACTACATACCCGTTCTACTAAGCGCGGGCGGTAATCAAGCAAGGTTTGATTGCAACCCTACTACGGGCGAATCGTTGGGATTGTTTATTGAAGAACAAAGAACAAATCTTGTTACTTATAGCGCCAGTTTTGCTAATTGGACAAAACCAAATGCATCTTTTTCAACTGAGGCTATTGCGCCCGATGGAACATTAACTGCGCAAAAAGTTATATGTACTACAACTGGTTCAAACTCAGGCGCATACAGAATTAGTAGCGGTGCAAACACAATATCATTGTATGCAAAAGCGTCAGGAAAAAATTGGCTTTCGTTTATTAATACATCAGGGTCTAATTTTGTTGCATTTTTTAATGTAAGTACAGGAACTTTAGGCACAGTTGGTGGTGGCTACACAGCATCAATTGTTCCTGTTGGCAATGGATGGTTTCGTTGTGTTTTAACTGCGGCATCGGGTTCATTTGCTTATCATCAATGGTGTATTTGTGACCAAGATAATGATACTCAAGTTACTGAAAATTCTATTAATGGCGTATTAGTATGGGGCGCGCAAGCAGAAGCGGGTTCTTTTGCTACATCCTATATTGCAACTTTAAATGAAAGTGCTACAAGAACGGCGGATGCGGCAAGTATGGTTGGAACTAACTTTAGTAGTTGGTTTAACAATGCCGAAGGAACTTTGTATGCCGAGGCTTCGCCGCAAACACAATCATCTAATTCGTTTGGTATAGCATCATTAACTAACTTAGGCGGTTCTGCAAATTCAATTTCTATGTATTACACAGGCGGCAATGTTGTAGATGTGGAATCGCTTGTAAACAATTCCGTTCAATACACATATTTAATATCTAGGGGATCGCAACCAACAAAAGTTACGCATGGTTACAAAGTTAACGATTCAAATGTTGCACTAAATGGTACGGCATACACTACGGATACCGTTTGTAATGTTCCAAAATTAACAGCATTAACTATTGGAACAATTTACGATACGGGCGGATTTCCGTGTAACGGAACAATTCGTAAAATTGCCTATTACCCATTGCGGGTAAACAATACGCAACTTGCGGCTTTAACTTCATAAGGTATTAAAATGGATTACAGATTTACATTTACAGATGAAGCGCAATGGTTTGAACTTGCCGATGCAAATGGTTGGGTTCAATACGAATACGAACCGCAACCGCCTACGCCGCCGGATGAACCGCAACCCGAACTAATTGTTAAGCGTAAATGGATTGCATACCCCGATATTGATTTTGTTCAAATCGGTACTGTTTACCAACCAATGCCGCCTACGCCGCCCGATGAACCGCCGCCTACGCCTATCCCTTACGATGGCTATGCGGTAAACATCCGGTTTAACAATGGTTCTGTTTTGCCTAACAACTTGGTAGCATTTGTTATTGAACCCGCTAACCCGCAATATACTTTTGCCGGCGGTTGGGAACAAGGGGCGGTTTAAATGAACGAAATTGAATCAAGGTTAGATAGCCATGAAGCCGTTTGTACATTGCGTTATGAAATGCTTTGTGCGCGGCTTAAACGGTTAGAAGGCGTATTGATTAAGGCTTGCGGCGCTATGCTTTTGGGCATGGCGGGCGTAATCTATTCATCGTTAACGCATCTAAAGTAAATGGTAAGCCATCATGCGGTGGCTTTTCATTGCGTTTTTTTCTGCAACCATAGCCGCATCGGATAAGACAGAATATAGATGTACCCGTTGGAAATGGTACGGGGATGTTTTTAACCGCAAGGTTGTTTGCCTTGAATGGGTAAAGGTTGTACGGAAATGATTGATCCCATTACCGCGTTAGAAGGGCTACAACAAGCCATTGGGCTTGTCAAAAAGGCTAGTAAAGTCGCCAACGATCTAGCCGGTTTAACGCCAATGATTGCCAAGATGTTCGATGCTAAAAGCGTTGCAACAAAGGCAATGGTAGAAGCAAAGCGTTCCGGCAATAAATCTAATCTAGGAACGGCGCTACAAATCGAAATGGCTCTCGATGAAGCCAAGCGTTTTGAATCCGAACTAATGTTGTTATTCCAAGCAACGGGGCGCGCGGATGTATGGCAAAAGATTAAAGAACGCCAACAACAAATGGATGTTGAAGATGCCCATTTAGCGCGGCAAGCCAAAGCAGATGAAAAGAAACGCAAAGAAGAAGAAGAAGAACAATTAGCATGGGCGTTTGGCGTTGTTGTAATTGTTATGTTGCTAGGCGCGGTAGGTTGGGGCATTGCAGAAATACAAGATTTTTGCGCTAAATCTAGGTGCGGGCGGTGAATGAATATCAAAAACAATTTGATCTTTTCTGTAAAGTTTTTGTTCGCCTATGCGTTGCATGGTGGGTACTGGGCTTGCTACAACATCTACCGGATGAACTAGCATCAAAAATCGTAGATAAACTTCTTGGAATGATTGGGCTTTAAATGTTAACTTTACTTTCTACCCTTATTAGTTTTTTGATGGGCGGCTTGCCTAAGATTCTTGATTTCTTTCAAGATAAAGCAGATAAATCGCATGAATTACAGTTAGCGCGTTTACAGATTGAACGCGAACTAGAAATGCGTAAGTTAGGCTTTGAAGCGCAAGAACGCATAGAACATATCCGTAGCGAACAACTAGCAACGGAAAGCGCGGCAAATACTACGCAAGTATTGATAGGCGCGCAACAAGCGGAAATGCAAGCCATCTACGCGCACGATACATCGTTAAATGAAGGTACTAGCCAATGGATGCGTAACCTACGCGCATCGGTACGCCCCGTTATTACCTACGGTTTCTTTTTCTTGTTGTTGTTTGTTGATGTAGGTTTGTTTGTTTATGGTTGGCATCAAGGTACATCGTTTGTAGAACTTGCCGAAATGCTTTGGGATAGCGATACGCAAGCGTTGTTTGCATCAATCATTGCTTTTCATTTTGGCGGTAGGGCGTTTGGAAAATGAAAGTTTCCGATAAAGCCATAAAGATGATTCAGCACCATGAAGGGGTGCGGCAACGCCCGTACCGTTGCCCCGCGAAGTTATGGACGATTGGCGTTGGTCATGTAATGTACCCCGAACACGGCAAACTAAAAATCGATGAACGCGGCGGGCTACCGTTGCGCCCCGAAGATGAACGCATCTTTTCAATGAATGAAGTAAATGCAATACTTAGAACCGATCTTGATAGGTTTGAACGCGGCGTTGCAAAGTTTTGCCCCGTACCCCTTTCCCAAGGTATGTTTGATGGTTTGGTATCTTTTTCTTTTAATGTGGGCTTGGGAACATTACAAAGAAGTACGCTACGGCAAAAGGTACTACGCGGCGATAAAGAAGGCGCGGCGGAAGAACTATTGAAATACTGTATGGCGGGCGGCAAGGTTCTTAGGGGGCTACAAACCCGCCGCATTGATGAACGCGCATTGTTTTTAAGCTAACGGTATAGCCGCTTGCCATTCCCGTTCATTACGCCCCGTATTTGATTTAACCGTATTGCCGGTTAGGATTACAAGCCCTAGTACGCGCATTTCATTCATGCGCCGCGCTACTTGATTGCCATCAAGATTTGTACGCGCCGCAATACCATCTTTGCCCAATGCGCCATGCCTAATTAGGCAATCTAAGATTTCTTGATGATGTTGCGAAACAGATTCTTTAATTGAATCTGCGGCTTGGAAAGATGTAAGCGGATCATTTGATCTAACGCGGGGAAATTCCGGAAACATCTTGTTAAAAATATTTTTGTAGTTCATTGTTTTATCCTATGGGGTACTAGCATGGCGTTCCCCCGTTGTTAATTAAAACGGAATATCATCATCCGGCATAGGCGCGGCTTGCCTTGGCGCGGCTTTAGGTTCTAGCGGCGCTTTAGCACTAAGCCAACCATCCCAATTAAGCGGAACATTATCAATCTTTAGGCTAATGCCTTGCCCCTTATCCCAAAGCGTACCTACCTTGGCAAAACGCTTTTTGTTGTTGCCTTGGGCATCCGTATATTCGCCTACTACGGCAATTAAATCTAACTTAGTTTGCATGGTTCAATCTTTCATTCAGTTTACTAATTTTGGCATCAAGTTCGGTTAAGAACTTTGTTACTTCTTCTTTAAGCATTGCTACATATTCCGCATCAAATTCAACGCGCTTAACAAACATTTGCAAACCGCTTGGTAAACGCGGATCAAATGATACGAAATCTGCCCATGTGCGACCAGTACATGACATTTGCCATTGAATTTGGGCTATATGTTTTGCCGGTACTTGTTCGCTAATTAAAGTATCAATATGCGTAGCCGTATTTGGGCATTTGATCTCCAACAATCCAAACAAGCCTACCAAGCCATCAGGCGATGCGCCGGCGCGTTCAATGGTTGGATGGGGTATATACCCTACTTCATCTACCAAAACATCGGCGTAAGACTCATACGCGGCGCGGGCAAGCGGTTCGGATTCTGTACCCCAAGCCATAGCCGCATTTGTGTACGATTCTGCAACCGTGTTCGTCATCCGTTCGCAAATCAATTGCGCCATGTAGTTTTCGCGGGATGCCGAATAGCCGCTTTTGGTTTTGGCAATTACATCCGCAACGCGGGATGCCGTTACATTGCCCAAGCGGGCGGCAAACCATTCCGGCGTACCTTGTTCAACTTTTTCAATCATAGTTTTGCCTTTACTTTATCTTTGGCGGCGATAACTTTCTTTTGCCAATCGGGATTGCCGTTACAAGCGGCATAGGCGGCTTTGTAGGCGGTTTTTAAAGCATCTTCATCGGTTGATGCATCAATAGCCGCCAAATGATCTGTAAGGGCGCTTTCGTTAATGGTTGGCTTGCGTACCGCGGTATTGCCATCATCATCTTCCGGCGCTATGCCGCAAGCCGCCATAAGGCTATATCTGCGGGCATAGGTCAACGCGCTACCGTAGCCTTGGGCATCTTGTTTGTTTGCCGGTACATGAAGAATTCCGCATTCAAGCATTTCGCCCGATTCATGCAAGAACATTGTTTCAACCATTACGCCGTTAGCGCAATCGTAATTCTTTTGGATAAGGGCAATACCGTTATCGTTAAGCGCATCTATAACCGCTTCTACGCAAGCGGATAAATCTGCATAGCGCGATTTGAAATGCGGGTTGGTAGATGTTTTAAGCGCGGGCGTAAATGCCTTTTGCGCTTTTACCAATGCGGTTGCTATATTTTTCATTGTTCAATTCTTTCAATATGTTTTGCTACTAACCATTTGTTCCCAAGTTGGCGAACGCTACGAATCCATTGCCGTTGGTATGAACGAATTACATCCGGCGGCGCATCGTAGGTTGCAAAGATGGCGCGAACGCGTTTAAGAAATCTTGTATTCATAGTTCACTTTCATCATCGGGGTATTCTTCTTTGTTAGCCCTATCCGCATCAGTTTCAATTGCGGTATGCAACGCTTCATATTCCCGTTTAATTTTTCTTTCTAATATTTCTTTTGCAAGTTGTTCGGGTGTTGTTGATTTGAATTCTTGAAAAAGTTTTGATTCATGTTCATCAAGTAAATTGCCCATTGTGTTCATGCTTATCCCCGCCATGCCAAAAGAACGCCCCAACCGCCAAAGATGATGATGGCTAAAGTACATTCAATTATTGTTGTAATGATTTTTTGTTTCATTGTTTTATCCTTAGATGTTCAAGAAAGTGTTATCGCGTACAGATTCGTAAATATCATTTAAAGCGCGGTATTCGCCGTAGGCAACAACGCGATCAAAATCGGTTTGATCTTTAATTTGGTTTGTACCGTTATCAGATACAAAGCCCCAAATTTGTTCCATCTTTGCAATTTGATTTTGCAATTCGTTAAGTAGGTTTTCTTTGCTAAAGCGGATCATGGTTTGCCCCTTATTAAAGTTGTTCTAATGCTTTGGAAACTTCATCTAACTTATAGCCAACGATAGTGCTTTTAAAATTGATGATGGCGGAATACCAAGTACCGTTATTGGTAATCATGTAGCGTTTGCCGCTATTGCCCGTACCAAACCAAATAGGTTTGCGCGTATAAAAACCCTCGGGCGCTTTGCGAACAATGTTATGGAATTTTGTTTGCTTAGTTACTGTATTGATGTTCATTTTGTTTACTTTCTAAAAGACCCTAGAAGTTAGGGCATGGGTAGATTATAAGCCAACTAATACCTACATCAATACTTTTTTGAAATATTTTTGTAGGTATTTTCCCTATGTTGTTTTTATGCCTTTGCCCAATAGCCGTAAACCATGCGATCCGAACTATCAAAAATATCATTGGGTACGCCATCAATCACGGCTACAAAATGATGGGCTTGATGGGCAATTACAGTACCTTGCAAATCTTTGCAACGCGCCTTACGCCCGCTAAACTTTGGGGCGCTTACCCAAACCCAACCATGCTTCTTTAAAACGCTTGAATACAAATCTTTAGCCAAACCATTACGCGCAGATTTGGAACGCCCGTAATCTTTGTTTGCTTGGGCAAGTTCTTTATAAACCGCCGTGTAATCAAGGTTCATTGCAATTGCCATTGCGCGAACGCCGCAATCACGGGTTACGCCTTTGTAACCGGCATCTTTTCTACCGCCATCATTGAATTTATAAGCCATTTTGGTTTCCTCTATAAGACCCCAAAAAGTTCGGGGCATGGTGTAATTATAAGCCAACTTATACAGATTTCAACAGTTTTTTAAATTATTTTTTAGGTACTTTCCCTAACGGGGGCTTTCGCCCCCTTTCTTTTATTTGCTAACTTTTACTA